TCTGGGTGAATGGATGACGGCACAGGCCGAGGAGGATGAGAATCCCTACGGCCACCGTGGAATGTTAAAACTCTAATACTCAATGGGAAGGCGAAAAGACACTCCAGAAAGGATTGCTGCTCGGCAGGAATACGAGAAGAGGCTGCAAAACATACAGCCCCTATCTCCCGATTGTCGCAAGCTGCTATCTGCGGAGGGTTTTGCCGAATATTATAAGGAAATGAAGAGCCTTTATCCCTCTGCCGAGGAAGCGTATGAACGGCTGGAGGAATTCCACGAAACCATCACTGGGCATCGTCGGTACTCGGAATTCGACTCGTTCCGTTATGCGATGAAGGCGAGAAAGCCCAGACAAAGAAAGTAGCCAGAAAATATTTGCAGATTATTCTGGCATCCCGTATATAATTTTCCCCTTTGCGCAAAAAAGTAAGGGTAAGTTTGCCTCCGTCAATGATTCAAAACTAAAACACGGTGTCAAACTTGATTTCTGCTTTTGCCTCTTTGTTCAAACGAGAGAAGCGTAGTGTTACTTCCGACGAGTTCGAGAAGGCCGTAAACTCTGTGCTTCTCTCGGATGCCGTGTCTGATGCGACGCATCGCCCATACATATCCGAGGAGGGCTCNCTTGCGCTCTCCGCAGTATGGGCTTGCGTGCGCATACTCTCGGAGACGGTGGGNACGCTTCCCATCCACCTCTACCACAAGACCTCGTCGGGTCGTGAACAGGCAAAGGAACATCCCTGTGCCAACATCATCTCCAGACCCAATTCCTACCTTGGCCGTTACGCCCTCCTGCACCATCTGATGATTGGCTGCACCCTCTGGGGCAACGGCTACGCAAGGATTTATCGAGACAAGCTCTTCCGACCCGTAAGGATTCAGCTGCTGAAGCCCTACGACATCGAGCCTATTCTCACCGATGACGACGAGCTTTTCTACCGAGCATCCAACGGCACTCTGCTGCCTTGTTACGATGTTCTGCATTTACGGGGACTCTCCACCAACGGCTACAAGGGGAAGTCCCCCATTGCAGTGCATCGTGAGAACCTATCGCTGTCCGTCTCCGCACAGGAGTATGGCGAGCGGTTCTTCAACCAGGGGGGCAACATGTCTGGGGTCTTCAAGTACCCCAGCACGCTCAAGCCAGACGCATACCAGAGGCTGAAGAAAGACCTCATCGAGCAGTCCACGGGACTGCACAACGCCCACACGCCACTGCTGCTGGAGGGCGGTATGACCTACGAGCGCATCTCCATCCCTCCAGAGGATGCGCAGTTCATCGCAACGAGGAAGTTCCAGAAGACCGAGATTGCNACCATCTACGGAGTGCCTCCGCACATGATTGCCGACCTCGAAAGGGCTACGAACAACAACATCGAGCACCAAGGGATGGAGTTCGTGACCTACTGCCTCATGCCCTATCTGGTAAGGCTGGAGGAGGAGTTCAACCGCAAGCTGCTCCGTGAGGACGAGTTCGGTGAGTGGTACTTCATGTTCGGACTGAACGGACTGCTCCGTGGCGACGCCAAGACCCGAAGCGAGTACTACAAGAACATGAATCTCGTCGGGTGCGATGACCTCCAACGAGATACGCACCCTTGAGGACATGAACACCTACAAGGACGGAGACGAGTTCTTCGTACAGGCCAACATGCAGACCGTGGCGAATGCGAAGAAGGCAAAGGAGGCATCCGCTCCTGCCCCTGCGCCAACACCCGACGACGACAATCCAGACGAAAACGAGAATAACAACGATACCGACAATGGAAAGACAGACACCCAAAGCGACGGCTCCGCAGGAGATTGAGGTGAGGAGCATCGTCTCCGACCTCGCCATCCGTCTCAAGGAGGACGGAGGTGCGAGCCGTACCATAGCAGGATACGCTGCGAAGTTCGACAGCTGGAGCGAGCCCATCTGGGGCTGGTTCCGTGAGCGCATCGACCGCAGTGCCTTCGACAAGACCGACATGCAGGATGTCATCATGTGCTTCAACCACGACATCTCTGGCGTGCTGGCGAGAAGCACCTCTGGCACTCTGCGCCTTGAGGTGGACGATATCGGGCTGCGATTCGAGTTCGAGGCTCCAGAGACATCGCTCGGCAACGACATGCTCGCCCTTGTGAAACGGGGCGACATCAGCAAGTGCTCCTTCAAGTTCACCGTGGATGCCGACGAATGGCGGTATGCCGACGAGGACAACGGTCTGGAGTACGACGAGCGCACGGTCAAGGGCATCTCCCGACTCTACGATGTGTCCCTCGTGACCTATCCTGCCTACAAGGACACCGAAGCCTCGGTGCGTGAGAGGCTTGAGGAGCGCAAGCGCAAGGCTCTGGAGAAATCCGCACCTGCCCCTGCGTCCGTCAACACCGAAGGCAGGAACCGACTGATTCAGCAATTATCCCTAAAAAACAGATAGCGATATGTCAAAGAAACTCAAAGAACTGAAAGAGAAGCGTGCGTCGCTGTACAAGCAGATAGACGACCTTCGCAAGTCTGCTGACGGCAGGGAGTTCACTGCCGAGGAGCAGCAGAGGTGGAACGACCTCATTGGCGACTACGAGAAGGCTGAGAGGGCTGCTGCCGACGAGGAGCGGTTCCTCGACATCCAGCGCAGACAGGCCGAGGAGTCCTACGAGGCCAGCCGTAACGGTGGCTCCGACCAGACCACCGAGGCAAGGGATGCCTACCGCAGGGCATTCAACGACTACCTCCTCAATGGAGCCAACGGCATCAACCCAGAGAACCGTGCGCTCATCGAGAAGCGTGACAGCATCTCTGGNCTCACGGGCGGAGTGCTCGTGCCGACCGAGCTGGCCAGCAGCATCGAGGTGGCACTGAAGAACTACGGAGGCATGCTGGAGGCTGGGCAGATTATCAACACCAGCCGTGGCGGAGACCTCATCCTCCCNACCGTCAACGACACCGACGCCAAGGCGACCATCGTTGCGGAGTACGCCAAGAGCGAGAAGCGTGCGCCCACCTTCGGGAGCGTCACCCTCAAGTGCTACACCTACCGCACNCCNATCATCCCCGTCTCTCTGGAACTCCTGCAGGACNNTGCGTTCAACCTCGACGAACTCCTCTCAAGGCTCCTTGCCGAGAGCTTCGGTCGTGGTCTGAACGAGCACCTCACCACGGGCTCTGGCACCGACGAGCCGAAGGGCATCGTCACCAGCGCAGTGGACTGCGGTACATCCGCTGGCGCATCCGCCATCACCCTCGACAACATCATCGACCTCGTAAAGAGCGTCGACGCCAACTATGCCAAGGTGGGCAAGTTCATGTTCAACCACAACACCCTCTGGGAGCTGGCCAAGATAAAGGACACCACAGGAAGGTACATCTGGCAGGACTCTCCCCGTGAGGGAACCCCTGCGACCCTCTTCGGCAAGTCCTACATCCTCAATGACGATGTGGCCGACATCGGTGCTGGCAACGCATCCGTGCTCTTCGGAGACTTCTCCAAGTACAAGATTCGCATAGTGAAGTCGTTCAAGGTCATCCGACTCAACGAGCTCCTTGCGGAATACCTCTCCATCGGTCTGTTCGGCTTCGCAAGGGCTGACGGTGTCCTGCTCGACGCAGGTACCAACCCCGTGAAGAAGCTCGTGCATTCTGGCTCCTCATCCAGCTCATCCAGCTCAAGCGAGTCGGATGGCGACTAATAGNAGAAANTAACGGTTAGTAGTGATTTCATAATTTTCCCAAGATGTCAAATGTAGAGTACCCAATATCGCTGGAGACGGCTCGCCAACACCTCAGGGTCGGTGACGACACCTCCCTCGANNGNATGATTGAGGAGTACCTCGGCATGGCCTTCGGCATTGCCGACGACTTCACCAACCGCACCATCGAGACCGAGTTCTCCTCCGACACCCTGCCCCCAGCAATCAAGGCAGCAATCCTTCTGATACTGGGTACCCTCTTTGACAACGAGAGCGACGCCCTCGTCGGACGCAGCGTCTCCCAGCTTCCCCTCACAGCGGAGAGGCTGCTGATGCACTGGCGCATCCATCCGTACTCCGAGCCCGACAAGGACTCCGAGGACGACGAGCCAGAGCCTGCGGACGATGTGGTTGCAGGTCGCAACTATGTGAGAATCGTAAGGATTGCCAAGGAAAAAAGCGAATAGGATATGTTCGACCATCGAATCGAGATAAAACGCTACCACGAGGAGCGAGACGAATACAACGACCGCACGAAGTCGCTGGAGACCATAGCCGTGTGCTACGCCCAGCGCACCGACTCTGGCGGTCGGGAGAACCTCTACGCATCCCGTATCGTCCACGAGAACGAGGTCGTGTACACCGTCCGCTACCGAGACGGCATCACCGCTGGGATGGTGGTCGACGATTTCGGAGACCTTAGGCGCATCACCTCCGTCCATGAGGAGGGTCGTCGCTGGAGGCTCCACATCAAGACCGTCCGCACCGACGGCAAGGAGGATGACAATAATTTAGAAGTTGTTGGTTAAAAATATGGGCAACATGGTGGACATAAAGGTGGAAGGCTACCGACAGGCGGTCGAGATACTCAACGAGCTGCCGAACGATATGCAGAAGCGCATGCTCCGCAGTGCCCTCAAGTCATCCTCCAAGCCGTTCGTGCAGGGCGCAAGGCAGAAGGTACCCGTGCGCTCTGGCCAGCTGAAGAAGACCCTCAATGTGGTATCCTACCGAGACCGCTCGGCTCCAAGGAGCGAGGTGGATGTGGCGGTCAAGTCCGTCTTCTCCCGTTCCAAGGTCAAGAAGGCCATCAACCAGTA